ATGAACATACAACCAAACTACACAAGGCCGGTTTTATGCGACCACGGCGGCAATCCCAAAAAAGAATGGTTCGTTTATTTTACTTTCACCCATGAAGGGGTAAAGTATAAACGTAAACTAAGAGAAGGCATTAACCGTATTCCTTCCCGAAAAGAAAGAACAATAGCAGGCGAAGGGCTTGCTAATGCCCGTTATGAATGGCTAAAGGCTGGATGGAACCCGATTACTGACCCCCAATACTTAGCCCGTAAAGCTGATACACTGGAAAGTAAACTCCAAATGAAGGCAACTGATGCGCTAAAGTGGGCACTTGAAAAAAAGAAACCCGGCCTTGCCCGCAAATCAGTAGTTGACTATGAAAGCATGTTAGAATTTACTTTAGCATCAGCCAAAAATTTAAACTATCAGCATTTACAGATTTCCGACTTCAAGCGTTTCAACGTGCTTTCCCTTCTGGAAAGGCTTTGTATTGACAAGAATTTAAGCAACCATGCGTACAACAAGTATGCGACATTTATTTGCGGCCTTTTCTCAATACTTCACAATTGGGAAATTATAGAGTATAACCCAGCTTCAAAAATACCCAGGCGGGCCATTGCCGAATCAAATAAATACGAGGAACTCACCAGCGACGAAAAAAAGGCCATTGAACAGCGGCTAAAGCAGCATTTCACTTACTATGTCTGCACCCTTATTGTATATCATACCGGAATTAGGCCAAAAGAAGTATTAGCCCTTAAAATTAGCGACATTGATTTAGAGCGTCAATTAATAAATATTAACCCGGACCTAAAAGAAGAAAACTCAAAAACGAAAACAAAACGCCGTGTACCGATCAATGCAGAACTTACCAGCTTATTACAGGAATTGAATTTGCGGGATTACCCGGCGAACTATTATGTTTTTGGGAAACATGCGGACCGGTCAGGGAAAAGGGGCAATAAGTGCGTTTCAGTGGGGCATTCTGACTTTTTAAAGTCCTCCCCCATTCGTGTGCGAAGAAACCTAATTACAGAAACATGGGACACTATAGTTAAAAAAGAATTGGGTATTAATAAGTACCTGTATGCACTGAAACATACCGGCGCGGATGATAAAATAATGGCTGGCGTAGACCTTGACGCACTCCGGTCTATGTATGGGCATAGCAATAAGAAAATGACAGAACGATACGTGAAGCAAATCAAAGAAGTTTATAAAAATGAAATTATTGATAAGTCCCCTTCTTTTACCCAGGCAAAAGTTATTAAAATTGCTTAGAAACAATATTGATTTTGGGATCTCAAAAACGGCCATTGTTTAGAGCTTTCATTTAAATGCTACCCGAATATTTAACAACCCACGGGCTAAACATTTTAATTCTAAAAATTCAATCAAAAGCTTTATATTAGAATTATCTACCATAACAGAAACTGCGGCAGGCGTAACAAAATTTGTTCGTTTTTTTACCTGCGCGCAGTGTGTTAGCAAACCTTGTCCATTTGTTAACCTGAAAAGTATTTTTATGAAAATTACAATAGTGGAAGACGACCCTGATATAGCCGAATTACTCCAATTATGGTTATCACAGAAAGGCTATACAATAGAAACATTTTGTTTTTCACAAGAAGCTTTATATAGCTCAAGCAAGCCTGACTTATACTTGATTGACTATGGGTTACTCTGTATAAAGGGCGATGAACTTTGTAAAAAACTAAAACAAGCCTGTAAAAGCATACCCATCGTGCTTATGTCAGCAAACCAAGAAATAGAAAAGTTTATGCAAAAGTGCGGAGCGGATGACTATATTGAAAAGCCGTTTGACTTAGATAAAATGCTTGAAAAGATAGCCTTTCATTTAAAACCTTAAAAAAGATAATGTGCACGAGAATAGAAGAAGGTGCCAAGCATCCATTTGAAGTTATTACCTTACTATAGTTTTGGGGAGAAAATAGATGAGGGATGTAGCGCTCTTGGAGTTTGGTAATCAAAAGGCCCCTAAAAAGGGGCCTTCGCTTTTAAAGCAACCAAAATAAACACTACAAAAAAATCTTGCTTGCTTGATTGTACATACTCTTTATTGATGAAAAATTGGATTCTGTAAGCTTGTATTTTGCGTCACCTTTTACCCAGCTACGGTAATAAGCGGTTGCCAGGTCTTCAGGCGTGTTAACCTTCATTGTAACAATTTTGGTAGTGGTGCCACCAATATAGAAACCGCGCTTTTGTACACGATCTACCAAAAAGTCAACACTTGGCTGCCAAGACCTGAAAGCACAAAACAGGCGCAGTTTACCAGTTTGATTTTCCCGCTTTGTTACCACGCCTACTATATGATGTTCCAGTGCTGCAGGCCACCGCCCGCTATCAGCCTGCACGCCGATATAGTTATGATTTATGCCAGACCTTCCGTTAGCACCTTCGTTGCGAAATATGATATATGCGCCGCGCTTTATTTCAGCAGGAACGTTTAAAGCTTTTAAGTAGTGAATTACTTCCGGCATTTCAACAGTTGTACGCATGTAGGGGATGGCCGGCTTTTCAGGGTATGCGTTTACCATGCTACTATTTTTTTAAGAACCGGTACAGTCCAAAAGCAACACCGGCAACGATTAGTAAAGTCAATATGCTGCCGGTAATGCTGCCCCGGTGCTTTTCAAAGAAGCTTTGCTTTTCGTCGTTTTTAACGGCTGTAGAATCGCTATTTGCATCAATAGCGGCCCCAATGTCCGAAACGTTAGTAGTGGCCCTTTCTGTGCTTTCCTGAACACCTTCTTTTGTAAGCTTACCCGTTTCCTCTATTTCAGTTTCCCGGTAAAGGAAAGCCCCGGTATTGGGGGCGTTTCCTTTCTTTTTATTGGGGGCACCGGCAACCGCCGGGAGTTCCGGGAAATATTTTTGTTGTAAGTTTTTTGCGTCCCCTACTGACGAATCTAAAAGCCCGCTTGAAAATTCAGAATCATCGCCAGGGACTATATAAAGCCACTCTTTTACCTTAGTTGTTTTCTTATAACCACTGTCAACATTGCTTTGCGCTTTGGTATTCTTTTCCGTTGTGGCCGCGCTATCCTGCTTTTGTAAGTCTATGCTGATCTGCTTTTTTATCTGGGTGCTGTCGCTTTGGGTAGAATGCTCAAAGCCGGTTTTTTTAACCGGCCCGCATGAAACAAAAAGAGTGAGTAAAATAATGGTTGCATATTTCATAAAAAGGATTTTTAAGCTTCGTCTTCAACTAAAATGCCTTCAAGCATTTTCATAGCGTTACTTACAACTACACGGGCTATAAGCATTGCTACACTGTTTTCCGAATGCCCCGTTGATATAAGCAGAACTATTGCCGTATCACTTGCAATTGAAACGGAATTTTTTAGCTTTCTAAACCATTTAGGAGCCGGTTTTTTGAAGTTGTTTATTACTTCGTTCATTACTTGCGGATTAATTGGATGAGAGTAGTTATAGTGCCTTGTAACTGGTTAATAGTACCCTGTAGGCTTGTAAAGGCAGCGGTGTTTTCCTTAATCACTTCAACCAATTCATTTTTCTCTTTAATGGTTTGTTTCCACATAAAAAAAATGAAAGCTGAAAGGGCGATGTTTAAAACAACAAGTATCGTAACCGCTAAACCATACTTGTAACTTTCAGATACTACATTCTGAATAACTTCTTTTTCCATTTACATAAAACAGGTATTTGAAACAATTTTGCTTAACGCATGTGGAATACAAAGGGACAGCAATAGTGAAGGCGCATTGAGACAAGATTGAGACAATGGCTATAAAAGCAAATGCCGGGCAAGAATACCCGGCATTTTCAACCCTAAACCCTTAAAGCGCAAATGTATCAAATAATTACTTTTAAATGTTTGTCGGGTTCGTTTTTCGTCTATTCATAATATTTCCCCATCCCGTATTAGGCAATACCGCGCAAACACTTTGTGTAATGTTATACACAGGCCAATCAACCGGCCATCCTGTAGCGGGCCGCTTATCTTCTCTGAAATAACTTTCGCTATAATTGACGCTTGTAGTCAGATTAATACGCTTCCCTCTAATTAGCTGAAGCTTTTTAGATATATCAATAAAGCCGCGCCTTATGTTGGTTGTGTCGTCTTTTGAAGTCTTTATAATTAATACTCTACCAGCAGGCAAGCCCACAATATTATTATCGAAATAATAACTCATATCTTGGCTTCCGGTTGGAGTTATGTTTTGAAATACCGCCGAAAACCCAAAGCTGTTAACGATTGTGTTGCTGTCAATTTGATATCTGAAGTTCGGCCAGCCTGAAAAATTATCTCCATTGAAATAAAACACTGCACCGTCTGAACTTTCGCCGCGTCGCAACTGCACGCCAAAAATATAGTTGTGGTCAATCCGCAAAAAGCCAAGGCCCTTACTAAATAGAAAGCCTGCACGACTGTTAATTACTGTATTATTCCAACATCTACCGTAAGCCCATTCGCCATATTGAAATATCCATGCCTGCCCAGGATTACGAGATAAGCCGCAATTGTATGCGTAGTTATCATGCACCCAAAAATCACCGCCTTTGCCCTGGAAAACGTCACCGTGAACATTGTAAAAGTTACAATAGGCAAGTTCAAAGTTTTCGTAAGTCCATTCTAAATTCGGGTTTGTCAGGCTGTAGTACCCGCAATACATTGCTTCAAAAAGATTGGACCAATCGTCTATATACCCAATATTCCAAAAGTCATTGTGATGAATTTTAATATTGCGCATTTTGTTGCCTTCGTTAGGGGCTTGGAAAATGCCCTTACTAAGCTTGCCAGCATTAACTGGACTACCAATTTCGCAGTATGCTATTTCTATATCACTGGTGTTATCATATTCGCCCGCTGTTGCTGATACACTTGCATACAGTTTTATAGCGCATGTGGTAGCACCGTCCCCCCCCTGAAACTTGATACCACGGGCATAAGAAGGATTACCGTTGCCTAACACCTTAATGTAACGGCCCGTAATTATAAAAGATTGGTTAACCCCGGTGGTTGACATGCCAATTTGTGAAGGCAAGCCTGTTGGCGGGTTTATAATAACCACAGGCGAATCCGCCGTGCCAAGAACATTGTAAAGGCCAATGCCGGGGTAAGGGTTTGCGCCCGCTTCAAGTTGTATAGTATCGCCCGGCAAAATGCGTAAAAAGGAAAAGTTTGTAAGCTGTATGCCGCCACCTTCGCCCGAACAATTAGAGTAAGAAACTGCGGTGCCAGAGTTTCGCCGCATGTTGGTTATAACCCTTGCATCTGCCAGGGAAAACAGATGCAAGGCTAACAGGAATAATAAGAGTTTTTTCATAGTGCTACATGCGTTTTACTACAATTATGTTCCAATTTATTGTGGTACTCGCTATGCCAGTTCGCGCTATTCGTAAATCAGTACCGTTTATACTTATTGCAACACTTGCAGAAGATATACCGCTATCCCCGATACCATTAACAGAAGCAATAGCGGAGCCACCAAGTAAGGTACATCCACCAGGTGCCCATTTTATAGGGGCCAGATATTCCCAATGTTTTTCCAGACCGGCAGCAGATGTTGCCCGTATGGTAATTTGGTAAACATCGCTTGCAGTTACAGGGTAATCCGTGTTGGCTGCTGTTGCGTTCGTTGTTTGCGCTTCATAGTACCTCTCCCCTTTTCGCTTTATGTTTATTGCACTGTCGGCCACTTCAGTTTCAAAGCTTTCTGTTGAAAACAAGTAAGGCTTAATTGCAAGCTTAGTACTGTCTTGTGGAAACAAAAGCTGATAAGGGTTGCCAATTGTTCGTGTTACTAAATTTTGAATACCACCACCGCCGCCACCTGAAGGGGCATGCTCACCTATTAATTCAATTACACGGGCTTCTGTTGTTCTGTTGTTTATTTGCCCTTGCACGCCAGATATAACACCGCTCAAATAACTTAATTCGGTGGCTGTTACCGTGCTATTTGTTGGAAGGCCGTTCGCGTCCGTAATTACAGCACGGGCTGCAGTCATTGCAGCTAATTGGCTTACCGTTGTGCCGGTACTGTTATAGTATGCCAACCGGTTTGCTGTGCCACTATTTACGGTTCCAGAACCGCCGCCACCGCCAGGTAGTGAACTTGCCGGGATTGTGCGGTAAGCCTTATCAATACTATCATACACTACAACAGCATAAGCATTGGAAACTGTTGTTGGATGATTGTCAAACCAGATTGTACCATCTGAAATTTTCACGCCGCGGTAAAACAAAGAACGTCCGTCAACCTGGAAGTTAATTACGCCGGAAGTGTCACGGGTGCTTAGAATTGGTGCTGAACCGATGCCGCTACCAGCGGTATGCGAAAACTCCATAAATAGGCGGCTGTTGCTCCGCGCGGTGGCTGAAAGTGGCACATTATTACCTGTTACCTTAGCATCTGTACCCCATTCAAGGCCGCGGGGAGTAGAAAACCGAACAAAAACCGAATCGCCAGGCTTAAAATACTTTGACTGCAAGCTGTCAAGCCTTGCGCTTGCCGCCTGGAAGGTCGAATATTGATTTTGAACCCACGGCAGGCTACCGGTGTAAGTACCATAGCTGCGTCCAAGCTCAACAATATAACTGCCAACCTTCATGCCCGCCCACATTGAATTTGCGGTAGGGTTCCAATCATAGCCGCCTTGTAACAAAAATTGATTTTGTGTTGCGATGGCAGGCCGCTTGTTTCGCATGGTTGTATTACCATCTGCGAAGTGCAGTATAATAAGCTGGTTTACCTGCACGCTGTCAAGCCTTACCAGGTCTTTAGCAGTTGCATTTACAACTGTCCAACTGTTTTCATCCTTGCCATTGCCTACGCTGTCGTTAACATTAGCAAGGGTTGCAAATACAGATGTACCAGCACTGCGCGAAGTCGGACCGCCAAAAATGAAAGGCATATACATATACATGCCGCCAGGCCTTGTAAAATTCATGGAGCGCACAATATCAAAGCCGGGGTTATAGGTTGCTGCATCATCGCTGATCGTACCAAAGCCCAAAATATTTGTAGATGAACTACGGGCACGCCATTCCCACCCGCCAGCATTTACCGGCACCGAAACACCGTTGTTAATAAACTGGTTTTTCGGCATATTGGCTATCTGCCTGTGTTCCACTATTTGCCAGGTTGCACGCTGTCCGTTACCGGCACTGCCAAAGGATTGGTTGTAAAATGCGTGTTCCGTTCCGTCATCAGCGTAGTTACTGAACGTGATATTTCCATTTCGCAACCTCAAATATGAAAGTGTTTTATTTGCTACGCCACCCAAATACGGGGGCTGGTAAAATGCCATGCCGGGCCATGCGCCGCTAAGTGGCAGGATTGGGTAACGTCCGGCCAGCGGTGGCCTAATCCTGTACCCTTCAGAGCCTATTGGAAGAATCGAAGCACTTCCATTAATAGTATCACTAAGCTGGCTGTTTTTACCGCCAAACTTTACATCTGTAGCATCGTAATCAATATGCGTTCCTTTAATTAATACCGGCGTATCTCCGCTATTTGGGCCTTCCGGCAGGCGAATTACAGCGTTTGAAATGTTCAATGTGGGTTTACGGCCTGCCGTGCTCACAATTTCAATCAATGGCCCAGGATAGCGGGTTGTATCTCCACCATCATTAATGCTACTGGTATGATATGCCCCGTCAATTTTCGCTTTTACTGCTGATTCTTCAAACCTTATGGCTATCTCACCGCCCGGCTGATTACCAGCGGCAGAATTTCTACGCGCTTCGTTTTTAAAACCTCTTATATTTACTTGAGACTTTGAACCAAAGTTTTTAATAAGTAGTGGTATATCCAAGATGGCATCAAAGGAACAAGTATTAATTTCTAAGTTCTGCAGCCCACTTTCTCCAATAGTTGGCCTTTCAGCTACAAGCGCTTTCGTTTTGCCATTAAGGAACTTACAAAACTCAATAAGCATAGGCGCGGCCCCATTAGCCAAGTATAAGTTATAACCCGCTATATCCCTGAAAATACAGCCGCTTACACGGGATAAATCAGAAGGGGTTGAGATGGCTCCCGTACTATCTTTTGTTGTGATACCACAACCTGCGGTAGCTGTCGGACTGCCCTTAAATTTTATATTCACTATATCGCCCTGCCAAAACACGATGGTGCTGCCCTGGGTGCCCTTCAAACACATAATGTCCTGATTTAATCCAGGGTATTGCACGAGGGTAGTGCCGCTACGGCCTGACTGTTCAGTAGTTCCGCCAGAGCCTACAATAATGACATTGCTGGGGACCTCAAAGTAACCGGTAAATATATACCCCGGCGGCAGATAAACCGCCCTTATTCGACCGGTATTAGTATAGCGCAGGTAGTTCATAAGATACGTTAATCTGCCTGCCATATTCTTCAAACCTGCTTGCCCCTCATTGTCACTATCTTTTGCCTCTACTCCAAATGCCGAAGCTTTTACCGTTTCCGTAACGAGTAATTTCCATGCACCTTTTAAAAGAATCCCTACACGAATATTTAAGGCACCATCGTCCGCGTCCGTGGATGTTGAATCATATTCATAAAATATAAATTCTCCATTACGGTTATAGTCTGGTGATTTTACCAGTGCTAACCCTTTATGATTGCCTGCGCGGCTACGCAAAGCCCCCACCGAATCCACTGTAATACTAAACTCCTGAAAGTCTTGCGCTATGGATGAAACGGATATAAAGAGAAGCAATAAGAAAAAAAGTTTTTTCATTTCATAGAAAGTAAAATTTACTGTACTGCTGTGATTCTGTACGCTACAACCGTAATCGGACCAGCGGAGAACCTTAATTCTTGTTTCATGGTTGAAGGATTAAACCGCTTTCGCGGGTTGTTTGCGAAGGGGTCATTTGTGGAGTTGCTCAAAACCTCAACCGTTGTGTAAGCTGGGGTAAAAGATGCACCGCTTAAGCTTACATCAACAGCCACAACGCCGCCCGTAAGTGTCATTGTTGTGTCCTTTACAAATTTTTGTGAACTGGTGCCAGTATTTAAAAAGTTTGACACACCAAGCAGGGCAACTTGTATTTGCTCCGCGGTTACCTTATCCGGGCGCTTGTCTCTTATATTGTTGCGGATATAAGTTTTTAACTGCCCTGTGTCAGAAAAGCTTTGTGCGCCGCAAAGGCTACTGAATGCCAGTAACGCGGCAATAAAAAATAGTCGTTTCATATTTAGTATTTGATTAAATGGAGTTTGCCAATGTTTTTGCTGCGCGTTTCTTCGCCGCCAGCCTTTGTAGTTTTCCCATTGGGACCGGTTGTGTTAGAGCGGCCACCAGCCGAACCGCCGCCAGGTGTTACCGCTACAGCAAATTCGTGGTCATGCTCTTTAAACATATCAGCTTCGTAACCACCTGCATAGTTGTGTGTACGTCCAAAAGAAACACCGCGGCCCAAATCCAACATTCTTTCAAACATGCCGCGCTCGTCCGGAAGTCTAAAATTTGCGCCCGTAGTTCCAGTAGTAAAACAACTTCGGTAACGGTATGGGTCAGAAAGCCAAGTACTCTCACTAACCACCTCTTGCCCCATAGTGAGCGTTTGAACGAAAGCCCAAAGGCGCGGATATGATGCACGGCTTACTAATGAGCCGTCAAGCACAAGGGTATTATTAAGCCTACGACGAGCTTTAAGTTCTTCGCCCGCCTGGTATATGCCCGGTGAAGCCTGCAATATCTTCCAGTGTGTAGCCGTGGAAAGCAGTGCTATAAACTCTTTATTATGCAGGTATAATTCGCTTTTATGGCCTTCATAGTCCCAAAAGCTGGCACCTGTAGCCGCAAGCTTAACATTAGCCCCAAAAGCGCAGTGAGCCGCGAAATATACCACGGCGCCGGGCTGGTAATCGGATAAGTTTCCAAGCGTTTGAGTTATCGTCCCTACACCAGCAACAACGTTAATAAGCGTGTTGGCGTTGGTTTTATCAAGCGCCCCCGAAGCCGATACTTCTTTTTCTGCAATTCGGCCAGTCCGATTAAATAGCCAGGTTGTACGGTCTGCCAATTGTTTTAGCGGAACGTTATCTATGCCGTTTGGCCCGCCCTGCACTACGTCCGTTTCATCAAACTGGTATATGTCTGTAGGGAAAAGGTCTAAGCCCTGGTAAAGTCCCATTTAGAAATTAGTTGATTGTTATTTTCCATGAGCCAACAAGGCGTATAAGATTTGTTTTGGTTATTTCACCGGTACGAACTTTCCGGGCACACAAAACGTTATCCGTATTGTACAAACCAAATTCACGAATGGTTAACCCGTTGCCTTCACCGTTATCAATGTCGAAGTTGTACTGAACGCTTTGTGCGTCTGGGTAGCTTACGGTATCAATAGCTTTTATAAAAGCGTTTGTTAGGCTACTGTCACCGGCTGCAGCAACGTTGGAGCTTGTGCCAATACCAATCTTTTCAATTTTCTTTCCAGAAGCATGCCCGCCCAACAAACGGGCAATATTTGTTTTGCCCAGGGTTACAACTAAGTTGTTTTCGGTTATTACATCCCGCAAAGTGTCACCTTCCCAAACTTCGATGCGAACAGCGCCGCGGGCTTTAATGCCGTCGTACATTCTATACAATTTGAATAGTTAAAACATCTGAATCAGGGCCGTAATTAATGGAGCCATTACGCAACCTTAATCCGTCGTGCAGATTATTGCCGCCTATTGTTATAGCGTCGGCATCGTCTGTTGCTTGAGCGTCGCTGAAGTCGTCAGTTATGGTTAACTTATCTTCAGTAATGCTTATAGTGTAGGTAACATCTACTAAGTGAGAACGGGCATTTTTGTATTCGTAAATCATTTTTACGATATCCTGCATTTCCTGAATATTCAGGCTCTTTTCGCCAAGGTCAATAGTTGCTCTAAATTTTGCCCAATGATCGTCCACATGTTCCGTTATTTCTATATCCCCAAACCCAATGCCCTGCAATGCTTCACGTACAGCCCAAAGAGTGCCTTTGAAGCGGTGCAACTCAATTGACTTTTTTATGATGTTGCGCTTTTCCGCTTCAGTAGTTGCAAGCCTGAAACCCTTGTAACCCAATACGTCGAACTGTTCAGCCAAGTAAGGAATAGCGCCCGCGTCCACCGTGTCAATAACATAAACCAACAGCTTGTCTAACTCCAATTCGCTGTAACGTTTTTTTACCAGCAAATCAAACGCGGCCAGGTGTTTTACATGCGCTATGCTATCCGCTAATACACTTCCGTTCTTATTCATCAGCGGTACCGATTATTGTTACAGTAATGCCGGTGCAGTTAGTGTAAACTTCCGGAGTTGCTACTATGTCGGCTGCAGGGCTAACAACATTCACGTTATATACTACGCCGTCCAGCATTGCCATGCTGGCAATTTTGTTGCGTACCACGTCAAGGCCTAAACGATTTTTACGGCTATCTTTCCAGGCTGTAAGCGCCTGCAATACCGTAGTATCTGCATTTGTATTAACAGCCTTTGTAAGCAGGGTCAATTGAACGTTAATAGCATAGTTCTGTATAGTGGGGGAATCCACGATAACCGTATCTGTAAGCGGCCTGCATTTGTCACCGTTACAGATGGCTAACACAGCGTCTAAAATGGCTTGTGTAGGCAATGCCCCGTTTTCAAGCAATGGGTAAATGTTCACCTGGCCCGGCACGGGACTTGTTACAGCAACATCCACGATAGCGGATGAAGCACTTTTCGCAAAAAAGATATAAGCATCAACAGGACCGGCAACGCTGAATGAAGCCGGCGCAAGCTTTATACGTTCGCGCAAATCTTCGTCTAATTCTTCATCAGCGCCACCGCTTGAAGTGTCTGTATTTTGTGCTGCCGTTAAATAGGGCTGCGGGTCAAGAATTATATTTATTTTATTAGAAGTATAACCGTTGCCGATCTTACCAGCCGTTGAGCATTTCGCATTTACGTTAACGGTTAACGTGCCTGGATTTACTACAACCGCTTCAATAGTTCTAAATATGGCTTTGCCGTCTGTGCTTTGCACTCTTAATCCTTCCGATATCTGTACGCCAGTATGGCCGTTAACTAAAGTAAATTGAATGGTACAGGCAGCAGACGCAGCCGGCAGGCGATATACACCCACTAACTCGCCAATATATTCCAGCGCGGCGCCGCGAGAAAAGGCAACAAGGTTTTGCCGGGCCGCATCATTGATGTTTGCGCGCAATAACATTTCCCGGTATGCCAATGCCTGCACCAATAGCATTTCAACATCTGCCGGCGCAAGCTGCCTATTAAGCCGGGTTTCTAAATCGGCCTTCAACTCCGCTATTATCGTGTCCGCGTCTTCGTGAATGAATTTCAAAAGATCAGCCATGTTAACTAATCGGCTTCGGCTATTATTTCTAACGAGCCTTCAAACCCTTGTAGACGTGAAATACAAACAAGACTGTAAACAGCCATAGGCCCAACGTCTTCAAATTCGTTGGTAAACGATTCGCTAAATATTAACTCCCCGGATGCGGTGCGGCTTTCTACATACCAGTCGCCGTATTCGCTCCAATTTGTTCGCGCCCAATCCAGCACCTGGCCCATGCCTGCAAAAGCGGGCATAGGCGGTAAAGCATCAGCGCCGTTAACTATAAATGAAATTGAAAAGTGAAAGTCAATGGGCAAGGGCGGGAACTCACATGAAATACGCACAACAGGCAAAACTGAAATAGCAAGGCTTGCACTTTCAACGCCTTCAGCCCGCATATACAATACAAACTTGTCAGCAAGCTGAAACCAGCGGCCAGTATACCCCCAATTTGTCGTTACCCAGGAAAACAAATCTTCCAACGTAGCATAACCAATAGGCCACGGCATGGGCGGAACGTCCGCCCCATTCTTCACAAACGTTATAAAGTAAGGGAATGCATCAGGGTTGAGCGGGTATGGCGCTTGCAAAATTATTTCATCGTCCTGGGCATCCGACTTAACACCGTCCAGCAAGTCGAAAATTATACTGTCCTCTAAATCTTCGTCAACAAGTTTATAGGTAATTGGGAAGACCGGGTTATGAACGTCCTTTAAGTAGTGATCTACGTAAGTAACTTTTATGCGCGGCTCCCAAATTTCCAAAGCCTCAATAATGGCCTTTTTAATATTCGGTATGCCGATGTTAAGCGGCGAAGCGATGTGTAAATAAATGTCGCTACCAAACTCCGGCCTTAGCGGGTCACTTCTTTTTGTTGTTCGCAAAATCAAGTCAATACACTGACGTATAGCCGGCAACCCTTCAACTACTACCCCGTAGCCTTTAGTACTTATTCCCCATACGGGAGACGTTATATTATCTAAGGTTGCCATGTAGGGCGCAAGATGCAAACATTGCTAAGGCACATTGAGACAAGATTGAGACAAAAATTATTTACCAGATTTTGGTAAATAAAAGAATTTACCTACTTTTGGTAAAAGTTACTGCTATGGTTGTTATATTTATAGACCCCGAACTGGAATACATCTTTACACATGGTAAGGAGCGGAGAAAACCAGTTTATAACGAAGGAATTGTGAGGGCGTTTATAAAGAAGGTTTCTATTTTGAGAAGCGTTACAAATTCTGCGCAACTCAAATTATTTGGAAGCCTACATTTTGAGGCGCTGAAAGGCGATTACAAAGGGTTTCATAGCATACGGGTAAACGATCAATACAGAATTGTTTTTAAAATTTTGAAACAAATAGACGGGTCACAAATCATTGAAATAGCAGAAATTCACGAACTAACAGACTACCATTAGTCACGGTAGCAATAAAACTAATTAAAACTAATTAAAACTTTTTAAAATGAGCAAAGTTGCAAATGTCGTACTTGATCACGACAAAAAGCCTATTTATTCAGCCCTGGCTATCCATCCAGGCGAAGTACTGAAAGACGAGATTGAAGAAAGGGGATTAGGAAAATCAGAAGCAGCTAAAGCACTTGATATACACGGAAGCAATCTAAGTGAAATATTTAAAGGCAAGAGAAATATAACCCCCGCCTTAGCACTTAAGCTGGAAGAGGTTTTAAAAATACCGGCCGAATTTTGGTTAAACATGCAGAACCTTCATGACTTAACCACACTAAAAAACAAGAGGAAAGAAAAATTACAAGTAGCGTAGACCATAAATAAGGAGCTTCGCTCCTTTATTAAAATGACTTTTTAAAAATGTATACCGTTTCACTTATTCTTTTGATTGTAGGGGCCGTAATATCATTATGGGATTATGTTACGAAAGAAACCGAATATAAGCCATCGAAAAAAGTCAAAAAAACAAGAATTATAATTGGAGTTATAATGATAATCTCCGGGGCAGGGGTTGCTGGAATTAAACTATATAATACAAACCGAGATGAAAATATAAAAAGAAAATTTGCAGAATTGCAAAGCGATCGTGTAAGCAAATACCCAATTGTAAGAATATTTGGAGATGCTGTAACAGAAGCTTCTAATAGAAATGGGAAAGTCGAATTTGTTTTAGGTGACACAAAAGCTCCAACATTTCAGGCAAAGGTAGAAAACCAAAAGTTATTGGTTGATTATGTACTAAGAGATTCAAAAGGGATTACCCTGGCGATAATTCGTGATAATGTAGTGGAAATAAAAGAATCATGCAAGGACTGCCAATACAATTATGACGACCAGGCTTATGAAATTATTTCAGCAGATGATGCGGTATTGTGGCAAATGGAATTCATTTTTGATGAGGTATATGTAACAGGATTTTTAGGGTACCCACCAGACGAGAGAAACCACGGCGGCGGATATTATATGAAATCTTTAGCTAACCACCCAAATCATTCAGGATTGATTTACGTTGAAAAAGGAGCGGATTTTACAAGATATGGAACTGATGTTCGTAAATTGTTTAGATACCCAAGAGAATTGCATTTTAGGGAACGCAATTAGCTTTATACTGGTGTGCCCGTTAATCCCGCGCCGGTTTGCACGCCGCCGTGCTTATGAGTTAATAAACTAATGGCACCTGCCTTAATGTCCGCGCCCTTTATTTCCCCGGTTGTTTCAATGTTTGCATTACTGGTTATTTTGCCATCGAAGCCGCCACTTGCTATTGCAGATATTGCCGCCGCCTGCAAGCTGCCTGAAACAACTACATTGCCAGTCAAATTGATTACAGGGGCTTGTATGGTGGCTTTTGTTGGCGTTTGCGCCGTAATATCGCCGGCAGCTTGCACATCAGCTTTTCCACCCGCCCGTATTTCAACCTTGCCGGTTGTTACTGCCTTCAAATCCCCCTTAACATCAACAGTAAGTTCGTGTGCTGCTTTATCATATTTTATAAAAGTGCCATCGGAAAAGAGCTTGCGAAACTTGCCGGCGCCTTCGCCGGGGTCTGGCGTGTCTTCATCATTTACGATGGCGCCCAATATTACACCTTCGTCACAGTCATGCAGCATAAGGCATACAACGTGCTCGTTAATTTCAAGCTGCCAGCTTTCTTTGTCCGTTTTTGTTTTTCGCACAATAACGGGCATCCAGTCTGTTACAAATTCGTCTTCAATAAACGAAACTTTTGCAAAGCCTGGCTTTACCTCCGAAACAAGGCCATATTTTAAACAGGTCATTAGTAGTCATTTTTTGAAATGAGGCCAACACGTTTGATTTGTGCGGCAGAAGCATAACCCCCGTCCCTTGAAACGCTGTGTGTGCTTTCTGTTATGTAATACTTTCCGCTTGCCATCCCGAACCCGGTAAGCTGAACGCTATTGCCAGCCAAAACGAATACATTACCCGGCATTTCTACCGTGCCTTCTTGCTTCAGGCTGTTTGCGCGGTATAAAGCTACCGTAGCCATTATTTCGGCCTGTTGCTTGTTCTCTATGCGCTTACGCATTACAAGCGTGTCGGCTTTTGCACTTTTGAAAGCCGTTTCGTTTTCCGGCTTTGTAAAAACAATAGTTGATTTTTTACGGGGGTGGTGGTACTTTATATCGGCAGTCCTGTAAGTCTGTGCGGTTTTGTCTGTTACCTCAACACGCGTAACCTCATTACGGTTTATGATAAGCGAAGTTTCCTTGCTTTCCAGTTCAAGCATGTTGGTAAACGTTAGCTTGTTTTCACGAACTGAAAAAGTATACCCGTAATCATGTGCCAATTCTTGCAAAAAATGCAGATCAGTTTTTTGATACTGTGTTTTGCGCTCTATACGAACATCTGGTATATTACCCTCTACAGTAAGGCCATGCCGGGAAGCAATAGTATTGGCTATTTCACGTAAAGTCTTTTTTTCGTGAGCATAAAATTTAACGGTGCGCAAGTCTTTATGAATGCCTGCAGCAAGGGCCTTTATTGTCACTATATCGCCGTCCAGGGAAAACGAAGCAGTTACTTCGTCAATGGTAAACGCGCCGCAATTAAGCGTGCGGCCTAAGTCAAAAAACTGAACACTAACAGTATCGCCGTGCGTTGGGTAATAGTCAAGCTGCCACAGTTTCGCACTATCTTCTAAAACTATTTCAAGTTCATCAGCTTCGCCGGTTGCACGGTCTGTATAATTGATAGAAAGAACATACGGCAATATGTCGCCAGTAATATTTTTTCCATTGTAAAGTACTTCGTATGTCGTTTTTGGTACCTGCATAGTTATCTTTTCCAGGGCGGAACGTTTTCGGAACTGGTTGCAACATCTGCTTTCTGTATTATAGGTATGTCTAACACAACGCCGGCGGGCAAAGTGTCTGTAATATCAATGCCAGGGTTAGCGGCAATAATGTCCCCCATCATGGCCGGGTTGCCATACTCACTCAAGGCTATGTTATCCCAACGCTCACCCCCTTTTGTAGTTATCTGCCTTATCATCGCCTTAAGATTGTTTTGTTAACGTATTTCCTGGCTGTTGACTTCAAACCTACTACAGCTTCACGCAAATTTTTATTTGCCGGCCCGGCCAGCGGGTAGGCCTTGTTTGCGGCAATATCAATGAATTTGTTTGCCTCGTTTAAAACCCGGTTAGCTGCTACCTGTAAACTATTATCGCCAAAGGCTGGGCTTGTTGCCTCACCTGTGAGGTTCGTTAAGTCGTTTACTTTTTCAGCAATTAGCTTAAGATTTGAAAGCACCTTATTTCGGTTCACCGGGTTCTCAATGCCGCCGCGCTCAATCATTGTGTTATTGATGGCGGCGGCGCTGTTTTCTGTTCTGGAAACTAAAGAAGAAACAATAGCCGCGCCGGTCGGTGGGTTAGTCTTTATAACACTCACCGGCCTAATATCCCCAACGGATGCGGCCCGGCGCCGGCTCTGTGCCTGTTCTTGTTGCAGCTTATCATTCGTAACATACTCACGAAGCGAGCAGTTAACGATGTAAGAAAAAACATTGCCTTGCGCGTCTGCGTCTTCGGTCGTTTCCGTCATGCTGACAATAACAAAGTTGCCCACCAGCCTACCGTTACCAAAAAGCAATGGCAATATTTCGCCATTCAAGCGAAAATTGCGTATTGCTTCTAACTCGTTTTCGGGATTACAAAAAGAAGCGTGGAGCCGCATTGCTATTGTTATTTCTTCCAGGCCGTGGCCAGTAAGCTGCAGCCTCGGTTTACCGTCTAATAGTTGATGCTCTGCGTAGGTGGAAGAACCGGCTTTAGAATATTCAGTAAAGCCTTTTAAATTTTCAAACCTAATATTTCCAAGTTGTGCGTACATGTTTTACATGAACCCTACACGGGCCTTTTGGTTATTATGCTGTGCCAATAGCGCTGAAAATTCTTTCTTAATAGCAGCCCTAATCATTTCCGCATCCTTTTGCGTCGCACTGCCTGAAAGATTTATATTAATATTCACATTCATTCCGCCACTGCCGGCAGCAGCAGGCCTTACTGTGTTTTGCTGGAATGGCTGCGTTAGAAAGTTAAGCGCCAAAGAAGCGGTTTTCTTCATAGCATTAATCATACTTGCGGGCTTAATGCTTTCCGCTATAGTTTCAACCAGCTTAATACGATGAATGTCTTTTAGCGGACCATCTTTAGCAGGGCTAAAAGGTAATAAGCGTCGTATTTTTCCAACCATATTTTGAACCGCCTCAATAGGTTTGTGAGCCATTGATTTTATACCTTCCCAAATGCTTGTTACAATGTTGGCGCCGGCATTGATAAACGTTTTTCCAAGACCAAAAACCCAGCTTACCCAGCCAGAAAAAACAGCTTTAACTTTTCCCCAAATATTACTAAACGCGGCCGTGATTTTGTCCCAATGCTTGATTACAAGGCCATGCGGTGTATAGTTCAAAAACAGGCGCTTTAAAAAAGTCCAGGTGCTGGAAAAAACATTCTTTACCCGACCCCATAACCCTGCAAAAAATGCAGAAATATTTTTCCAATACTTTATAATAAAGAATGCCGCTGTAGCAATCGCCATTATCCAGCCAACAATAGGGAATGCCATAAAAATTATGCGCAAAATCAAAAAAGCATCTTTCAAGTATTTAAAAACGCGAATGACGATGCCGACCCCTTTACTCACGATGCTGAAACCTTTTGCCAGGCCACCAACGACAAAACTCAAATACCCCCCAGCTATAGAAAGGCCAGAAGCAGCGGAAGCGGCAATAGCAAGGCCAGATATTAGCTTAGGGTGCTTATCAATAAAGCCACTAATTTTATCCATCCATTTACCCGCCGAAGCAACAATCTTATTTAGTGTTGGCAACAACGCTGAACCCACTTTAACGGAAAGCTCCTGTATGCGGTTCTTGAATATCTGCATTTGAGCCGCACTTGAAGCAACGCGTTTCTGATACTCCTTATCCATGCTGCCTTTTTGCTGGCCATTCACTAACTCTAACTGCCTTCTAAATTCGCCAACATTGTTTGCAAGCTTTTGCAGCTTTGGCCCGTGCTCTTGCCCAAACAGGCGCACCAAAGCTTCTGTTTGTTTTTCCGGTTTAAGTCCTTGTATTTTTGAGAAAACTTCCATTATGGCCCCTTGGGCTGTAGCGGTATTGGACATGTCTTTTTGCAGTTTTGCGGAGTTAATGCCCAACATACCTAACCCGTCCTGAAACTTTTTGCTTTGCATTGTAGCGGCTGAAAGCCTATTAAGCATAGCAGAAATGCCGCTGCCGGCCGTTTCTGAACTTTCACCCAGCGAAAGCATTGTAGATGCCAATGCAGCCGCCGCATTCTTGTCTAACGATTTTGCACTACCGCCAATACGCTGCAGCACGTCTATTAGTTCAGAGCCTTTGGCCATTGTGTTATCATCCAGATAATTAATAGTGTCTGCAAAGTCCCCAATTTCTGCAACCTGAATTTTAAACACGTTTGCAATTTTGCCCATATTGTCCGCAATCTCGCCGGCGCCCATGTCAAAGGCAACAGACATTTTTGTAACATCTTTCGTGTAGTCTATTATCTTGTCCTGCGCAATACCCATACGCAAACCTGCCGCTATCATTTCCTGTATTTCACCGGTGGCAACTGGCAATTGCTTACTAAGCTTCATAACGTCTTGCGTCATTGCCTTGACCGTTTCCGGCGTGTCTTGCTGCATCTGCTTGCGAATGTCAATCATCTTTGTTTCAAACTCCGTAGCAGCTTGAACCGCTTTGTAGATCGGCGCCCCAATAGCAAGACCGCCAGCAATTAATTGCTGGCCGGTCTTGAAAGATTTATCTGCAAGCGCATCGGCGCTTTTAGAAAAAGATTTTAGTTTGCTTTGAGCCTTATTAACGGAAGCGTTAATAACAGCGCTCATTTTGTCATACGCTGAAAGCACAACTGCGATTCTCATTTGTGCGTCACTCATTCGCCTTGTGGATGTATTTTTTTGTACAATGCATGTGCTTCATTGTACCAGAAATGAAGCTTAGAGGTTGGCCAGGTTAGTAGCTCTGAAAGCGGTGTATTTGAGAAATGCGCCAAAAACATAATGTTTTCAGCGCTTGCTAAAAATTTAGCTCTGAAAATGCAAGCTGCAACCGCATATAGCTTTTCATGGGCAGTTCAGCAAGTTCTTCCATTACTAAAGGCCTGCCGTCAATTTCAATGCAGCCCGCCATTAGAGAACTAAGGTACTTCGACTTATCGTTACCCATCATCATTGTTGCCTGCTCAACCGCGGCGCCCGTACCTTGTTTCACTTTGGCTATGCGTTCATCAGCGAGAAGAACGTATATCAACTGTTTGCCTTTTTCGCTATGCCTTATTTCATGTTCCCCGGCAGGAAAATCATTAGCTTTTTTTGGTTCTTTAAATACCACTTCTTCAGTGATTAACATTGCTTCCATGTTTGTTTTTGTTTGCTCTTTTCGCTATAAAAGAGGCCCCCGCAATTGAAGGGCCATTATGTAATTTTAAAGGCCCAGGTTTGCCCTGTATGTTGCCAACTGGTCAACCCCGGCAACACGCCACCTGTTGTTAAGAATGTCAATATCTACAATTTCTTCACCGTTGATTTCCATTTTATAGGCGGTAACATTCATTTCGCTTTCAGTCTCTACGTTGTCCTGCGCCTTGAAACCAAGTCCGCCGGTTTTTTTCCAGTTGCCGGTTAAGTATATAACTGCCGGCACCTGTGAAACCCTTGTGCCGCCTTCCCAGGTTTCAACAGAGGTTCTCACCATTATACGAAACGCGCTGTACACGTCATGCGTTTTCTTCATCACATCTTCGTATATCGCGTTCCATTTGAACTTAGCCGACATTTTTTGAAGGCCTGCCGGCAGTTCGCTTTCGCCTACCATACCCAGCGCCTTGTGATCGGACATTTTTGCCTGATACTCCGGCAGGGTAATTTCTTCGGCGCGGCCCATGTACGAGTTGCCATCCACGTAAACATTGGCATTGGTACACCTGTTAACCTTTATGCTCATTTTTAAAAAATTATATTAGTTGAAAAAGATTGTTTGCTATGCCGTTTGCTTATCGCAGGTTTGAGTAAAGCGAAATATCCAGGCGAGATAAGAAAGTAATTCTTTCCGCTGGCGTGGCGCCCATAAACTCAATGTCAAATTTTACATGGCCGTTGGCTAAATCGGGGTCCGGGTTGTTTGCCTTTTTAAACACTACGCGGGAGCCTTCAATTAATGCCCCGCGACCTACCAGAATCCCTATGAAGTTGTTGCCGGTCTGTCTTATGTCATCAATCAGAGCCATGTTAATAGGCCGGTCGGAGAACTGCATACACGCCTGTTCAAGGGATTCGTGTATTACGTCGGCAATGCGGCGCATTGAAATGAAGTTCTTAGGCGTCGTATTAACAGGAAATGAAGCGTTGCGGTTACCCCACGCAAGAAAGCCAGTGCCGAAGCTGTTAAATACAGTGGTTATACCGGCGGCGTTTAATATGTTTGTGTCGGCGGTATCGTCGTTAAGACTGGCAGAAATTTGTTTTTCAACGCCTGTGATACCGCGAATTGGTTTGTTTGATGGCGAAAACCAGTAGCCAAATTCCCGATCTGTAGCCGCCATTACACCGGCGTAAAATGCAGAATAGGGAAAATCTACCTGATCGCTGCCCGTAGCTTCGTCATAGGCCTTCAGGTAGGGATATAGAAGAATTGCCCTTTCGTCGGCAGTATTAAAGTTGGAAGATGAAGCGCCGCCGCGTGCGGCAATGGCATCGGAAACACTCATACCATAGGTGCTATCAAGTACGGCAACGCCGCGGAACTTATTAGCTGCCACCAGCATTTCCGCTGCTACAGCAGCAATAGCGCTATAGCCAGGAGCAATAAAAATTTTGGCGTTATAACCAAATTGATTGAAAGCAAGATCATAACACTTCAGCCCTGTTCTGGCGCCATTGCCCGCAACAGTACCATTAATAACCGCTTCTGTTATGGCTGCTGCGTTTAATTTTTTGTAAGCAAACTTGATTACAGTGCCATTAGCAATACGGCCTTTGATAACCTGGAAGTTTCCAAAATCATCTAAGGTGTAATCTGTGTTAAGCACAAAATCAGACGGCGAATCGTCAGGCTTAGAAAGCGTAACAGGGCCAATAGGAGCGCTTGCAAGCTTCAGCTTACCATCAGCAACAGTTTTGCTTTCAGCAGCTACAGCAGTTGTATGCGCCACGTTGTCAAAAACATTCACCACTAAAATCGCACCATTGCCCTGCGCAAGAATATGCGCTAACGACTGCGGTATATTGAAGCCCGGAACCTGAATGCCAAACTGCGCGGCATCCTGGGTATTCCGCACAAGAACAATTTTATTTTTGTCGCCTTTAGGAGCTATACCAACCAACCCCACAACGGCGGTCTTAACTTCGTTAACCGCAACCAACCCGTTATCAATTTCTATGGTTTCAACCCCGTGAATGAAATTAGTCGCCATTTGAATATTTGTTTTTTGATTTTAGAATTTCAAGTAAGCCGGATTCGATCAACTTCAAAATTTCCGGCTCGTTTGACGGGAGTAGATACACTTCGTCTTTAACAAAAGACACGTGCACTTCTTCGCCATTAATTTTTACAATCGTATGGCAGGGGTTAACCGCCGTATAAACATATTTTTTCATGCTTAGTTGTTGAATTGTTCTTCCCAGGATATACCCGACAATGGGCCACCAATAGCAGGCTCCGGCGTTTCATCTACCTGTACATTTAGCGTCTTACATTCAAACTCTAAATAAACCTGGTATTGGTTTTCTTCGACTTGTTGCCGGCCGTGCTTTACCGGTACCAGCCTTTCGGAGTTAGAAAGTTTGAAGCCAACTAAATACAGCTTACACAATTCAACCAACTTATAAACGCTTACGGGACCGCGTAGAGAACGCGCCAAAAAAGAAAGCCTGAATTTTACCCGTTCCGAAACTATTGAAACGTCCGTGCCCTGATCAGGGTCGAAGGTGCTATCTACGTGCTCAACTATAACCCTTCCGCGCTCAATGTCTTTTTCAACGTCCTGCGCGGCTTTTTCCGTGTCTGGTATTGCTACTGCCACAAATGAACCCTGCAAGCCTGCAGCAATAAGCTTTTCGTTAATGCGCGCCGCTATTTCCAATTCTGCTACTTCGTAATTCATTTTGTAACGAGTGTTGCGATAATGGTTCTACCGTCGTATTTTGCCTTAATTCCCTTCACAAAAAAATCTGTTGGGCCGTCCTGCGTTTCAATAGTAACCGTTTCAAGACTTCCGGCATTAACTGAAGACTTAAGACCAAGAAAAGTTCCTTTACGGTACTCCATGTAATAGGCATCTATTTCGTAGTCATTGTCACTAAGGCCAAACTTCTCGGTAGGCTCTTTAAAGAGAATTTGAGCGGTTTGCGTTTCGCCGTTTGGCTCTAATCCATATTCACCAAATTCGCCGGTAAATTCAGGGCTAAAAGCATCTTGCTGCGAAGGCGTCCAGAATGCAGGGTAGCCGAATGTTTGAGTAACAATGTCAAATGCTGTATTTTGTATGCCGTCAAAAATGTTACCCATGTTTCAAATAAGGCCCCATCTTAAGGGGCCTTAGTAGTTTAGTTGGCTAAAAGAATACTGCCGATTGTGTCGGCGCTTTGCGCTGTTGCATAAGCGTAGCCCGCAAATGTGTTGTTCGTTGCCGTTTTAGTAAGGCTGGTGCCGTCAGCTTTTAAATAAAGCTTATCACCAACAGCCCATGATTCACCTGTAGCTTTTGGAACATCGCTAAACGCGCCCTTAAGCTGAAGCGTGTACGCCTCGCCTTCAGCGGCGTCAGCCACCACTATCCCAACAAGGCTAACAATTGCAATGATGCTGCCACCAACTACGCCGCCAACGCCTGCAATTGGCTGTATTGAATCCCCGTTTGCGCGAAAATTTTTCATACTATTTTGTTTGATAGCCGGGCCATTTAAAGCCCGGCTGATTTTCTTAATTTTTTTTGACTTCTGTTAAACTAAAGGCATCAATTAAGCGCCTGGGTTCTTGTAAAATGGCCTGTGATCCCATGCCGCGGCGGCAAAGTCTAAGCGAGCTTTTGTTACAACGCAATCGTTGTTAAAATCTATTTCCTTGTCAACAAAAATGCCTTCTTCGCCTTCCAGGTAAGCATACACTAAGCCTTCGTTTTCCTGCATATCACCCGCCAAGTACCAGGCAGTAGCATTAGTTAAGCGCGGATTTGTAATAGGTGAAAGTTTCCCTGCCCAAATATTTACGTCGCCGGTTGTGCTCGCAACTATGCCCGTTAAAAGCTTTTCAACGGTAGTGAGTAATTCAATAGGCACAATAATATGTTTGGGCGCAATTGGCATTGGTTCACCAGCAAGGGTTTTTTGTTTCCACATTGCCACCCTTGCAGCGCTTAAAGTTGTTTCTGAAGGGGCTGCACCGCTACCGGCCAAATTGCCGTGGCTTGCGTGGAATAGGTTTACATTGTCAGGCGTTTTCGTAGTTCCGTTGGTAAGTAATCCCCAAACCATATCTGCCTGGAAATTAGCCGCGCCGCGGGCAATAAGAGAAGGCAACTTAGAAAATACGTCTAAGTCATCATTTATAATCGTCTGCCTTGTGATACTTACCTTCTTGCCGTAAGTCTTCAGTTTAATTTTTGCGCTTTCGTTTTCCAGAAATTTGCTTTCGGTATATTCCCCGCCTTGTGCGATTTCTTCAAAAGTTATTTTACCATCGTATGCAATACCGGTTTTTTCACGGAAATCTTTAGCGGTAATCTGCTTTGCAATCTGCTTCCACTCTACCGGTAACGCCTCGTAAGTTTTACGTATAGTGCGCTCTACGGTACTGTTTAACAGCAATGGGTAATCGGTTGTAGCAATGGCGCGGCTGATAAGTTCGTTAGGGCTGTAGCCGTAAGCTTTTTCGCCTTTTGCAATCAGGCAGGCGCGGGCCATATCCATCATGCTCATAAACCTATAATCCTGGGCTTTGCCTTCCAGCTTCACGCTGCCAGGGGTTGAACGGTGCAAAAGCGCATCGCTCATTGCCTTACGAGTGTTTTCCACTTCATCAACCACAATTGTTGCAGAAGTAACAGAAGCGTTACGAACTGCCGGTGTTGTGTCGTTCGCTGCCAGTTTTGCAAAAATTTCATTGCTTGCTTCTTCCAGTGTTACGCCTCTTTCGATAAGGTCGTTAGCAAATTCTTCGCCCAGCTTAGCGGATGCTACGCGGGTACGAATTGAAGCGGCGCGGATTCTTTCGGCCTTTACGGCATCGGCACGCACCTGTGCCGCATCAACAGCGGGCGCAACAGGAGTAGCAGAACGGCTACCAGCTTCCGGCTGTGGGTTTGTAGTAGTCTTCTCTACTACTTCTGTTTCTTTTTCCATATTTGAACGTACATTTTGAACGGGTGAAAGATTTTCTATGATTACATCGTGTGCAACTACTTGGCTGTCGTTGCGTATTTTGCTTCTAAAGTCCGCAGGTACAGGAGCTAAAGAAATTTCCATTGGCTCCCAATCGGTAGCCGTGTAATTAGGTATTGAGTTATCAGAAACAACTTCGCGGATATACTTGTAAACATTGTACCCGCAACTTATGGAGCGAATGATTTTTGCCTTTATATCGCCCCAAATTTCCTTCAGTTCTTCACGGGTAGAAAACATGATTTTAGCCCGGCAAACTTTGTTCTTAACGCTCCATTCAGTCACAATACCTAATTGACCCTTAACACCGCTCCACCGGTCGTGATTGTCAAGCAATGGCACAGCACCTTCATCAAGCCTTTCGCTCCTAATGTGCTCGGGAAGGCAGGAAAGAATTTCATTAAAATTTTCTTCCCAGGAACGGCGAAAAACCGGCGTTTCAGTGGCGAACGTTACTTCAAAGGACTTTTCAGCATCTGTGTCTACAATCGTGGCGCTATCAACTTGCGCACGAGTGTAAAAACGTTCATCCTGCTTTTGTGTGATTGTCTTATTACTCATTACGACGACGAATTACCGAAGACTTTTAGGGCACATTGAGACAAGATTGAGACAAAATCAAATTTCTTTAATAGTTACGCCATACATAGCTAACAAAAGCTTTGCTTTGAGCTTGAAAATTCCAGTCCTAAAGCCTTTGGCATCTTCAATAACACGATCGCCTTTTTTGGTTAGATAAACAAAGTCAGCAACGTACGTACAGACCTTTTGGCTGTTGATTACGATAGGAAACGGGACCTGAAGTTGCAGTGCAGAGATTTCACCGGCCTTTTCCAGGTAATACAAATCGGTATAACGTTTGGCCTCTTTGATAGAGGCAAACGTTATACCGTTCACAATGCACTTTTGATTTTTATACTTACTTTCCTTCTTTGCTTTGAGCGTTACCAGCTTCATTTTTAACAGGTGCGGGTTGTTTCAATGCAACTTCTGTAGCTGGGTCGGATTCGACTATTAAGCCAGCATCTTTAAACATTTTATTGGCCGCTTTAAGATCGGCTAAAATATCTTCGGGGTTGTACCCGTTTTCTTTTACCACATTTTGCCAGGTTGTAAAGCCACTGCGTACATTTAACCTTTGTGCAGAAATTTCTTTCATTGGGTCTATCATTTCCCGGCGCGGGGCAGTCCATAAACATTTGATTACCAAATCTTTATTTATTCCCGCCGCAATCTTTGCACCTTCAACAAACCAGGTAAAAGCCTTATCACAAAAGTGAGGAATGAACATGAGGTATTGCCAATATTCAACCGTCTTAGCAAATTCCAAAGCGCCCATTCTGCCGGAAGAAAAATTTACATTTGAAAGATCGCCGGTAAAGTTCTCGTATGTCAGGCCATACCCATTAGCTATAGCACGATGCTGTGTGCGGGTGAAGTCGGTGAAGCCGGCACTTACCGGCGTGCTGCCAAGTGTAACACTCTCGCCATTCCGTAAATAGTTTATTTGCCCAGGCTCCAAGCTCTCTATGTTTTCTTCTTCGCTTGCATTGTCCGGGTCAACGTCATTTTTTGTAACAAAAATTGGCATACAAGATTGCACTTTTTTGCCCAACAATTCAGCATCTTCATAGTCGTCTAAATCCCTTTGCTTTAATAACGTAGAAGCCGCAAAAGGTACGCCGCGAGTTTGGCCAACTCGTTCCACATCATAAACATGTATTATATCTTCAATCTTAACAAAGCTGCTTTGAGCGCTGCCGTCTGAAGGGTGGCGATCGAATATGTAGTAGCCTGAACGCTTGTTTTGTGCATCGAATTTAACGCCATACAGGGTATAACCACCGCCACTATCTTTATCGCTGTGCTTTGAAGTATCAATATAGTCCCCTTCCAAAAGCTTGATCTGAAAGCCGAACTTGTTAACATCGGTTTTAACCCGCTTTCTTATGGCTAAAATTTCTCCGGATGTTGCTATAGTTCGCATAGCGATGTATTGCAACCCGTAAAAATTAAAGTCCCCGTCATAATCACAGCTTAAATTTTCGGCCCATTCTTTCCAGGCGGCGGCTAATAATTTTTCTGTTTGTTCGCTAATCCCCGCGGCTACTACCTTGCCATCTTTTACTACCTGTACCACTTTTGGCGTAGGTATTATACCAGTACCTACAACATTGTTTGCAATGGAAACAGGCGCCTTTTTTGCGTACGGGTTGTTTATTGCCAAATCCCTGGCCCGGCCAACCAAAGTTTTGTGATCTTTGTTAATCAACTGGTTTACTGACGGATTTGCTTTTGCCATCCAACTGGCATGCCGGCGCCCGGCTGCAGCACCTTCATAGCGCCTAACCTGGCCATCCATCGCATGCATGCGGGCACGGTTTTGCACCCGCTGAAACCCGGCTTTCGGGTTTACATATCCGATAAGTTTGTCTATAAAATTCATTGTAAGCCTTTTGTAAATTGTGCATATTTCTTTCTTGTGACTTTTTTAAGCCCTAAATCAATTTGCATTTCCTCAATAATCTGTTTCATTTCATTGAGGGACCGGTAAATAATTCGTTTGTCTCCATACTCAACATGCGTTACACCCTGGGCGTAGGCGGCTGTAATTGCTGTGTATTGGGCTACTGTATATTGGGCCATTGTGCGGTAATTTGAAGTTGGTTATTAATGAATTGCACATTTGTAGTAATAAATTGTGCGTCAAGCTTTGATGCCAAATGCGTTATATGGTTCATTGCTCTACTTATTTCCGGTTGAACATGCATACGAGCCTCAATGTTTTGGGTGAGCCTCACAACGTGGGAATGTGATTTGTGCCCAAAAATTTTTGCAATGCTTGCATAAGTAAAATCCGTATGCTGCTTAACCAGATAATACAGTATAGCCTTCCGCTGGCTCTCTAACATATCTGGTATTGCGTTTGAGAAATACGAGCGATCAACTTCCCAATAAATGCATGCGGCATCTATTAGGCGCTGTTCAATCGGCTTTTGAAAAGCCTGATAAGTGATTTCCGCCATGATTTTAATTTTAGCGATTCCAGTAGCTGGACTTTGGTTTACTTTTTTGTGCAGGTTTTTTTGGCTGCGTAACTGTTTCTTTTATGGGTATGGCTGTTGCGAGCATTTCAGCTTCTTGTTTCCACCGGGATTCACTCCACCTATCCATACCAATAATGGAAGCGGCGGCACGGTTATAAACGCGCGTATCTAAGGGTTCGTTCCGATCGTACTTTTTAACCCATACTCTGTTTATATATCCCTTCCTGTTTCTTACGTCCTGTTGTATTTCAGCAGTAAGGCCACGGAAATAATTTGCGTCGCGGGCTTGTGGGAAGTAACAAAAGCCGTCCGGCACTTCGCCTGTATCAGGGTCTACCACTTGACGGAAAGTGTTGTACACTTCGGCCTTAATGAAAGACGAACCTACAAGCCATATTTTTTGCTTGCCTATTTTCTTACCATGCTTCACGGTATCTAACACCCTCGGCGGCGCAAAATAATTTTCTAATGTATCCTTGCCCTTAATTGGTATAACACGGGAAAATGAAAACTGCTTACACCATTTATACACTTCCGCGGTATTATAGCCGCTATCAATGACAAGCAGACGAAGCGGTAAAGCTGCGCCGTCCTCTCTTTCCCAAACTTCACTAACAACTTTGTTCAATTCCTGCCAAACATCGTTTTTATGGTTAGAGGTATTGCCCATGAATACCCTGTAATCTATTTGCTGGGTTTTCCTGCCAGGCATCCACCCAACAATTTCAAGTTCTAAACGGTCACCCTGTACGTCCACCCCGGCAGTAAGAAATACAACCTCTTTGAATGGTTTGTTAAGCGGGTAATCAATTCTGCGTTCGTAAAGCCTTTCCCATTCCGGCGCGTCCGTTTTTTCTTTCCACGTCTCACCAAGTACAGTGTTATAAAACAGTTTCAGTTTTGAATCGTTGCCCTGTGCATCATCCCATTGTTGGGCCACTTCAGCCCAGGATTTCCAACCCAAAGGACTATACAAAGCGTTAAGATGGTAACCAACTGTATATATACTTGCATTTTCCAGCATAGTGGCTTGCCATCTACCTGCTGAAAGCATTGTTGGCTTATACCTTTCCTCTATCAAGTCTCCGCAATGTTCACATTGGTATACAACTTCATCCCATTTTCGCGGCTCCCACTTCAGTTGAGAAAATTTTAAAGTCTGTTCAGCGCCACAATGTGGGCATGGTACATAATAATACCGCTGATCGGTTGTTTTAAAATCAGCATCAATAATGCTTAAGCCTTCAACAGTCGGCGTACTGATCTCAAAAATTTTCTTATTGTGAAACGTGGCCGTTCTTTGTTCTGCTAAACCTATGGGCGACCCTTCGCCTTCTACGTCCATTGGGTAGCCGTCCACTTCATCAAGCATCAAAAAACGAATGGGCATTGAACGCAACCCAGCCCCCGAATTTGCACCGGTCATAATCAAAACGCCGCCGGGAAATTCCTTTTGTAGTATAGTGTTGCCGCTGTTTTTTTTGGTATTAGGGCCAATCTTTTCACGCAAACGCGGGCTTGCTTCAATCATTGGAGCAATACGCATCTTACTGTTGCGCTCCATAGTATCTTGCGTTGGCATTACCAGCAGGAAAGAAGCCGGCGCCACGTCAATAACATAACCTAAGAAATTAAATCCAACCTCCGAAAATCCGATCTGTGCCCCTTTCATTACCACTATTTTACGGGTAATGTCGGTAACACTAAGCTTATCCATTATTTCTTCCAGGTATGGCGTACGGCTACTTTTATACGGGCCTGGCTCTGCCGCGGCTTTGCTATCCAGCACGCGGTGAGCGTTCGCCCATTCCGTAACAGTTAGCCGCGGTTCGGGTCGTAAGCCATCAATAAAGCCCTGAATTAAAAAAGCCATTCCTTTTAGAAATTCAAATCCAAATTTTCTGATGTGACTTTTTCAAGAGCCGTATATATTGCATTAGTTAAAACGTTGTGAGCTTCTGCACGCGATTTTGCTGCCCTGATATTGTCTATGCAGGTGTCAGGTATTAACGTAAAAGTTTTTCGAATTTCCTGGCCATAAGAAAACAGTTTTTTGTAGACTTCATCCCGGTTTACTAATTCACCTTCTCGTTCTTTAAGGTCTAAAGAAATTTGCCGGGCGCGTAAAATTTCACTTGCGCGGCGCGCTTCCGCATAAGTGGTTTTGTTTGTTAATGTAAAATCGCCTTCAGCGTTCGCCGGCAAATCTTGGCTTGGTGGATTTGGGGTTTCAGCGCTGCCGGGCAAAAACTTTTCGATGTTATTAATCATGTGAACACTTCCCCATTCAGTATTGGCATGCTCCACGATTATTTTACCCGCTTTAGCGTCCCAGCCCTTTTTTATTTTGCCTTCCCGTACGGCCTTGCTTACTGCTTCATTACTAACCTGAAGCCGGCGGGCGTATTCCCTTTGCGAAATTCTTTCTAATTGAGGCCTCGCCATAATTGACAGATTAGACCGGTTTTATTTTGGAGAAATGTTAAAGGCTCAAACCCTTTATCCGCCTACATTTGAGCCATTTCCGAAATTGACATTTAGGGCGCAGGTTGTCAACTATGAAAATTTCTGTATCTACCGAAGTTCTGCGCTTGTAGCCAACCGCATGCGACCCCCTTCGGAAGGACCCGCGCTTTCCCAAAATGGGAAAGCGAGTCCCAATATGAGACACTCGGCACTAACGCGTGCTCGTGGGCTTAATCTTGCCCAATCGGTAGTTTAATTCGTGCTGTAATTCTCTGGGCAGCACGTCGGCCACCTTAGATTGAATAGCAGAGAGAGAAGACTTATTGATGACTGCTGTATGCACTGACACTGAACTAAGGGACTGTATAGGTAAGTCGTTGCCCTTGTTCTTAACACGCTTATTTCTGCGCTCAAAGCCCCTGCTTGCGTACTTACCCCTACCAAACACAGATTTTATTTTAGGGGTCATAAATGCGAACGGCAACCGCTCCCGTTTGCCCTTATAGATTTCGAAGCTCACCCCGTTACCCGTATTTTTCCCCTTACGGGTACGGTCTCTAACACGCATTTCACCACGCTTTGTAACTCTTAGCGACTTTGTAGGGGTATCAAATTGAGGCGCAAATGTGGTTAAGGGCAATGTTTTTGCACCGGCTTGAATGTACGCTGTCAAAGTGTTGGAAGTCGAGGCCTTTAGGGCTACGGATTCGGTAAGGGCACGCTGGGGAATGTTGTAAATGCTGGCCACTTTTCTACGCGCCACGGTTCGCCCCTGCATCATACTTCTGTTGATGGCTCTGGACAAACCCTTGGCAAGCTGCTTTTGCGAAAGCTGCTTGCCAAGGTCTTTAAAGTCTTTAATTGCTTTATCGGTTTCAATCTTTATCATATCTCTAAAAGTTTGAATAGCCGAAATAAGAGGGATGCGATGTTGCAAGTATCGTTTTCAGTAACGGAATTTTATTTTAAGTTTATCCACACATTGTGAATATGTTGTTTTATATAAGAATAGAGAAAGATAGACGCGCTTACATGCCAAAAGTAGAACGGTTGCATTTTGACGAAGCAAACGAAAGTTACCGCATATCAGGAAGGAACAAATCAATAGTATTAGCAAGTAACAGGCCTTTGCTATGCAACAAAGGTCTTAAACATAAAGCGCCTACATGGTCGCTGATTGAGGGGACCGGCAGTAATATGAGCGTTTATGATAAGATTTTAGCCGCTTTGATGAAGGCTTTAGAATAAATCTTTTTTTATTAATTTTATTAAGTCAACTCCTAACCAGCAAAAAACAGTTTAAGTATGGCAGCAAATCGAAAAAAAAAACCTAATTCAAACAATACAAATCAGAGTAACACTAATCAGAAAAAGCCCCCAACGCTTCTGCCACCATCTATGAAAGAGCAAAACCCTGAACCACCCAAATTGCCACCTAAAAAGGATACGTTTTTAAAAAAATTTCTTCATTGGGGATTGCCTTGGATTCTTCCGCTCTTAGTTAGCTATTACTACTCATATAAAGCTGAAAAAAGGGCAGAAGAGCAAGCGCAAGCTGAATTAATTAAAGAACAAACCAATTTAAAGAATAACGCACCGAATTTCATAATCGCGGCTTCAACGCTTGTTCCAGTGAATAATGACACATTTAAAATAAGAACTGACTTTCAAAATATTGGTAGGAGAAGTGCTAAGTTTTCAAAAGTCACTGCCTATTTGGTTGATATGAATAATAACGTTTATGATTTTGCCCCAAGCTTGTCACCCGGACAACTAATAGCTGAAAAAGGCTTTTTCCCATTGTTCACAATGCACCTGTCCTATTGGTTAAAAGATGACTTCTATATATGCTATACAATTGAGGCAATTGATATTGAAAACGATAATAGCACACTTAACTTTTTTGACGCTTCTTTTTTTTCAAAAACTCTTTACAGACGTGGGGATAATCCGTTTGTTGGGGTGCAGAATGATGAAAAGAGGATTCAACTTGAAAAAAGATGTAGGGGACTTAAATAAGCAGCAATACCATCATTATCAATGAAATAATTTTACCGGTGCGAGAAGGTCGTACATATCTTCTTCCCGTAAATACATTCGCTTTCGCTTGTTTATCTTTTCAAAGCGCCTGGCGGCTTCATAATCGCGCTTGCAGGCCTTACAGGGTTGAAAATACCCAGGCCTGCCGGTACGCTTACTAAATTCGGTGGTGTCTTTATCTGCGTCGCACTTATTACAGTGAAGCAATTCTCCAGTTAAAGGCATTTGCCTCTTTTCTGCACCGTTCTTTTGGTAAGTACATGCGTATTTCACTTTACAGCTTATACAAGTGTTCTGCAGTTTGCCGTTGTCAGGACGTCTATAAAACTGTTTTAAAGATTTATTCAACTCACATTTAATGCAGACCTTCTTTGACATTAATTTTTTATTCTCTATTTTGTTTGAAATTCTAAGCCATGGGAGACGTCTTGCCAATTATCACTAATTATTTAAATCAGGTTTTAATAGGGTCCATATTTTTTTGCTCCTTGCATTTGCTTATTTTTTATAGAGGAAAGCTTGCAGCATTAAAGAAACGAATGATAAGTATTAATAAGCATGAAGCAATAATTATTCTTGGGTTTTCATTGGTATTCGGCGTCCCCTTGAATCAAGGGCAGATTTATTTCGGTGGGAAATATGCCAAAACAGTTAACGCAAAAGAAGATTATTTGCCTAAGGATTCACAATTATTGCGTGCACTTAAAGTCAACTCTCTCACCTACTTAAACTACAATATTGATAAAAATGACAATATTGAACCTTTCATCCTATTAGCGAGAGCTTATAATGAAAGGCATGCAAATGAATATCAAATAAAGAGCATGAATTACAATTCAAAGATTATTGGATTTTTATACCCTTTGGCCATACCCATGCTTGCACTTACAATCTCCACCATTGCAGTTAGAACAAAGAGTTACAGAATTTGGAACTTCAAACATACTTGCCAGAATGTTGGAATTTTCTTGATTGGTTTGGGATTTACTTGTTTAAGTTGGCACCTTGCAACCAAACAAAAAAAGGCATCGTCTATGGCTGTAATTACTCATTTTCAAGCGATTTGTTTAGATTCTTTAAAAAACAGAACTAATTAAATGCTGATTCTTTCTCATTCAATTTAAGCTTCCGAAACATATCAACGATGGCAAACCGGCGTGCAATGCTGTGCAATGCGCTTTCTTTGCTTGCGTCTTCTTCGTTGATGTGTTCAGGGCGTATAAACCGAAGCTTATTCGTTTCAATGTTAGTAGTGTAGTGCAACAATGCGCGTGTACGGTCTAAAACGGGGCTTACAAGGCCCAAAGACAAAAGATAGTCGTAGTAGTGAGCCGGGATGAAGTCAACCCGCAATTTGCCGTTTAAATAGTCGCAATAAAGTTCGTTTATGTACTGTTTTGTTATTTCGGCCACTTCTTGAGGCGTGGGCCGGTATTCCTGCAGCCGGGCTTTTATCTTGTCATGTTGCTCAAACGCAAGCTTTCTGGTTGCGCTTTCCAGGTATGAGCGAACGAAGAAAACAAAGCTTTTAACGTTCAGGCCAAAGTATTCCCCGTATTCGTCAAATACCCCCTTTGTAAGCGCTGTTTTTATTTCTTCAAGCGTTATCATAGGAAAACTTTCCGCCAGCTTCACATAAAAAGCTTCAGCATATAGGGCCAAGGTTTGCGGCTCTGACTTTTGGCCGGCAATGGTGTAAATGCTGGTTAGTATGGTAATAAGGTCGTTTAGAACAATACCGGGCTGTAGCTGCCTTATTTGGGGCTGTAATGCTGCCTGTACTATCTTTCTGTCTGTTGGTGGCAGGTATTGTACTACCTGGGTATTAGGGACCGTTAAAGCGGCTTTCTGTACAATTGCGGGTAAGTTCATGCTATTGCTTTTTTAAGCGGGTTTTCTTTCTTCCATTTCCTGTAATATTGTGCGTCGCACCAAATAGCCGGAAGGCCATTGATAGAGGCATATACACGTTTATTTATTTCATCTTTGGCAAGAACGTAGATTGTACAAAGCGTTTCGCGGTGGCGGCAGTTTCGCTTTTCTTTCACTAAGCCGCCTTTGTAATACTTTGTTTTTAATTGTATTTCTTTGAAAGTCATTACTTTTCTAATTCAATCATAACAGTGTGGCCACCGTAACAATTTTCGTCCTGTAATTCGTGACGGGCTTTACCTGGGTTTTGCTTTAAAGCCTGCCGTATCTGTTGGCGGATAACTGAAAGATGTACCATTATGTCTTTTTCGTCTTCGCAGTTGATTTCAATTTTTACCTTCATTTTTTAAATTTTTTTTTACTTTGGTAATCAAATTTTTTATTATGAATTACAGGAAATGCACCAACGTTATCGTACTTGACGGATGTCATCATCAAGATCATATTTACACTTATGATTACAAAGATTTCAGAAACCTATGTAAAACGTCAGGCTATTATGAATCAACAGGAGAAAACGAAAACTTTGAATTTTATAAATACACTACGAATTATATGGAGCCACTACAAACCGTAATCTTTTTCGATGAAAATGGCGCGGTCAATTTCGTAGTTCATTGTATAAAGGACCAAGAAACAGCCTTTCCTTTCCTTATGAAGTAAATAGGTCTATTCCATTTTTAAATGCGAATAAGAATTATCAGAGTTTATAACCCATTTTCGGGCTTTGTTGATATTAAGCTTATTGGCGTATGCCTTTATTACTTCTTCAGCGGGTATGCCGTCACGGGCGGCACTGTCGAACAGGCACATTATAGCGTCTGCGTATTCTGTAGGGTCTTTAGTTCCCGCCAAAATATTGTCTTGTATTTCGTCTAATTCTCCCTTAGCCTTTGATAGACTGCTGAGGGCCGTAGATTCGGGGAAAGTTGCCCGGCTCCATTTCATCCTTTTTCTTTCAAGGGTTAAAAAATCGTCTTCTGTTAAAATGGCGAGGTAAAATAAAATAGACATTGCGAGTAACGCCAAGGGGTGATGGCCAGCAAATCCTATGAGATAGCCTGTATAGAACGAAAGCACCGAAATGGCGAAAAAGCGAAGTAGTTTCATTGTTAGTTGATTTGAATAAACGGGCTGTTTGGGTTAAGGCCCGTGCTGATTAGAGAATTTTTTATGCAATCAATTTCCCTTTGTAGCTCCCTTAGCTGGGTTGCTTTATCGGAAAGCTGTTGCGTAAGTTGTAGGCGTATTTGGCCTATTGCTACCGGTGAGTAATTCCGGTTGAAGGAAATGAAAGGCAAAGCTTTAAGCGGGCGCTGCCATTCACTTTCTAAAATGATATACCGGCAATGACTGCATTTATGTACGTAGGTCCACCAGGGCCAGCTATGCAGTACCGTTGCAGCCTGCAACGTTTCACATTCGGGGCAAACTATTGTTTCAGTGTGCTGGTTCATAAAAGTTACTTTATTGGGCTAAACATGCCCAAAACGTTTTTAAGTCGCTTATTTGCGATTGCTATGTATTTTGGGTTTAGTTCTGTACCTATAAAATGCCTTCCCAACTTTGAAGCAACCAATGCTGTAGTACCGGCACCCATAAAAGGGTCTAATACCACGCCATCAACGGGGCATCCTGCCTTAACGCACAGTTCAGGTATTTCTTCAGGAAATGTTGCAAAGTGTGCATCAGGGAATTGAGCGGGCGCAATTGTCCATACATCGCGCTTATTACGCATACCGGTACACTGTTCTTTGTGTGTCATATTGTCCCAACGTTCATTGAAACCTTCATGCCGCCGGGAATGCCCCCTTTGCTTATCACTTAAAGGGCGAATACCAGCAACAACACCAATAGGCATACTTTTATTTGAGTGTTTCTGCCTTGCTTTTCTCTTAGCGGTGCCAGTCCCATCCAAATCATAAATACAAGGCTCTTTTATTGCATCAAAATCATAATAATACTTAGGGGATTTAGATAGTAAAAAAATAAACTCGTGTGAGCGCGTAGGCCTATCCTTTACGCTTTCGGGCATACAGTTCTTTTTAGCCCAAACAATATCACATCTTAAAAACCAACCTTCTGCACGTAAAGCAAAAGCCAACATCCAGGGAATACCGATAAGGTCTTTAGGCTTCAAATCGCCGGTAATTTTATTGGGCTGGTCCTTACATGCGACTTGCCCACCTAACGAACCCTTAAGGGTAGATTTCCTACAAGCTTGTTCTTCGCTACGCTTCTTTGGCCCAGCTGCATAACTATCGCCAATATTTAACCATAGTGTACCATCTTCCCGCAAGACACGCCTTACCTCACTAAAAACGCTTACCATGTTATCAATGTATTCCTGTGGCGTTCGTTCTAACCCAAGTTGCCCTTTTACACCGTAATCCCTTAACCCATAGTAAGGTGGCGAAGTGACACAGCAATGAACCGAATTGGCCGGCAATTCAGCCAACCTTTTTTGTGCATCCCCTTCGTAAATAGTATCTAATAATAATTCTTGCATCCTTCTGAATTTTACTTTTTTGATTGCTTTTCTTCAAACTTCCCGCATGCCTGCCAGCGTCCAGACCAATCATGATTAGGTGTATGGCCCGTGCATCCTGACTGCAAACATTTGGGGTAGCTTTTTGAATATGTGACGTAGTAGAAGAAAACGCATTGGCGGCATTTCTTACCCTCTACTTTGCCGTGTACGGCTATAAGGGTTTCGTGTGCAGCTTCAGATTTGCGTTTCTTAAGCTTGCCGTTAACAAGCTTGCCGGGTTTTATTTCGTTGCCGAATAAGTCTTGCATGTTTTACGCTTGCGCGGCATTTGCGCCGTACTTGTTCGCTAATATTTGGCGGGCCGCGTCGGCAGCATCCGCATTGTTTTGTATGGTTGTGGTCTTTACAGCCTGCTTGCTGGTTTGCGCTGTTTGCGAATTAGCTTCTTGCATTTTGAGGAAAATGCTTTGAATATGTTTCTCTATCTGCGCAAGGGAGAAACGCCCGTAAAACGAATCCTTTGCCACAAATTCGGCTATTGCCGCCCAGGTTCGCTTAACCGTTTCAAACCCGGCAGGCGTTAAGTAGTTTACTTTTTCAGCTTCACCGATTGTTTGGGCCAGTAAAAGCAGGGCGGGAAAATCTTTTGACTGTTGCACATGGTAGCGGGGCTGAAACTCTTTGAAGACGGCAACCATTTCAGGGACCAAAAAGACATTTTTTGAAACTTCGTTAGCTGCTGTACGGGTTTCTTCTTTTTCCCCCACACCCCCTATATCTTCTTTACTTGTATTTACATTTACATTTACATTTCTATAGTTAACTTTTTGTTCAGGTGTTTGTTGCGGCATTTGTTCTAACACTTGTTGAAACAAGTGTTGAATTGTGTTAGCGTCAAGTTCGCCAACATTGTCAAAGTCAATGTTTTGTTTTGCTAAAAAAATAATGTTTTCATCTTGGCATAAATGCTTACGAACGTACTTACAAAAAGCGCTGATTTTTCCAGCGTGGCCGCGCTTTTCTTTATAAACTTCTCTGTTCGCCAAAATTTGTTTTGCAAAAGCATTTGCTAACCGATTGTTGCCATTTTGTTGAAACTTATGCTTCAACACTTGTTCCCACACTTGTTGAAATTGTTGATACTCGCTAATGCGTACATCAGCCAAATTTGCAAGTTCTTCAACATCGTTCGGCAAGTCGCCTTTGTCGAATTGATGCAGTATAAGGTTAAGATACCAGCCGCGGCAATCCGCTTTCATTTCCTTTGTAGCAACAAACCATTTATCAATATATAGTAGTGCTGCGGGGTCTTTTGCCATGTTCTATAAATCCTTTGTAGCGTTAATGATGCTGTTTAATTCTTGCGCTTGCTGTTAATGTCTTCCCGGTAATTTATAGGCCGTATTGTGCCGCGTTTGGTCTTAAACATCTTATCAAACAGGTCCGCCCGGAAAACGCGCCCGCATGCAGTTTCATACCAGGTTACCCCGTCGTCATCGGTGCGCTCTATTTGAACCTTCGGCTTTACATGCGCCGGTACAGACGGGGTAAATTGTATAATACTACCGGAAGAAGTTTTAACTGTTGTTTTTGTCATCTAAAAGGAATTTGAGCGTATGACTTTTATTGATTTTATGTGAACCGTTAGAACGTCAGGGGAGCAAAGGCGGACAGATTGCACCGCAACCGCAAGGCCGTGGCGGTCCCATCCTTCAAGTAGTGTAAGTTCGTAGGGTGTTCTTTCCCCCTTTAAATTGATTGCGTCCAAATAAACGCGCCCCTGTTGTCCTATAAGTCCGTCTGCTATTTCTTTTAAGCCCGTAATCTTTACAGCCGTTTTGCTACTCATTATCTTCAGCCGTTTCAGTTATGAACTTCAGCCGGGCATACTCTGCTGCCAGAAAGCCGCCAGCGTGTGCGATACGTCCTAATTCATCCTTTGCAAGCATACGGGCAATTCTGGCCCTATTCCAGTCGTCCGGGAAGTCTGAAGGGTTTTCTTGCAGCAAGGCTATGGCGGCGGTTACCAGTGTGCCCGCAACGTTGTGTTTAACGTCGTGACTAAGCGTGTAGCTGTGCTTTACTATTTGCTCTGTACGCGCTTTGGCTATTGCGTCCACCCCGTCGCATGCCATTACTAAGTACGTTTCAAGTTCATCAGCAACGGCACGGGCTTTCTTATCATAGGGACCGGCTACCCGCTCCGCGGCCGCTAATACTGCCGGGTGGCTTAAGATGTTGTAGGCATCTTTTAAAAGTTCTTTTACTGTTTTGTTCATTGGTATAAGGTGTTAATGCTTAAAAATTACACTCTGGTATGAAGCGGGGTTTCAATACGGGCATTAGTGCGCTTAAGTATGTCGGCTATTTCAGCTTTCTTTTCTTCTTCAGTCATTGTTGCCGTGGTTTCGGTTCGCAACACTTCAGTTACAATCACAGAAACAATGTTTGCTTTAATTTCCATTCCAGTTGCCAAAGCTTTTATGCTACCTTGTTCACCTGGGCTAAAAATTCGTTCAAAGTATTCTAACTGCTGAAGGCCCTTTAATGCCCTTAGTGCTTCTTTTGCATCGCTGTGTAGGGCCTCTGTAGCTTGTAAGGGTGTATATTTCATTTACTTGCTGTTTATTACGTTTTCTAACTCTTTGGCCCTGTAACCACTTTCGTATGCTTTTTTGTAAGCATCTGCCGCCAGGTTAAGAAGGCCCATTAAATACAGGTATGGCCTTCCTTCAAACTTTTTAGATAAGTCCATGTTGTTAGTAAAAAAATCTTCTTTGGCTTGCAAGACTTCGTTAGCGGGGACTTCAATTTTATTCATTGGTTATAGTGTTATTGCTGATTGCGTGCTGTGAAAGTTTGTGCCCGCGTTCCCTTGCCCATGCGTCGTGTTCTTCAATCCAGTTGTTACAGGCGATACAAGAAGGCTCCCAATAAGTTTCATCTAATAGCAGTTCTATGCTTTGTTTCCCTTTCCTGTGGTTAACGCATTGTGAGAAGTAAGTGCAAACGGGGCTTTGTATGTTGCAAAGCGGATTATCTATGATGTATTGCTTTGCTTTGGGGCTATATTCGGTTTTATTGACTTTAGAACGCTTAAGGCTGTAACGCCGTATTTTGTAGGGTTTTCGCTCTATTGGTGAGCGTTTAAGTACGTAGGTTTTGCGGGGCTTTGTTTCCCGGCGGCAAGTATCGCCACAAGTAGGGTGCTTACATTTTTGCTTCTGCATACCCGCGGATAAACAGGTAAGCAATTATGCCTATAAGGGCGTATTTACCTAAACAGATGCAAGCAAGAAAAGCCAGGACGATATAAACAAACCAGTAAACGAAGCACCAAACACCCATTGCTAAAATGTAAAGAATATCTAATGCAATCTTTTTCATAATATGGGCAAAATAAAGGCCGGATAAAGCTGGTTTCCCGGCCTTTACTGATTTACTAAGTGATGAAATTTTGATTACTTGTTGATGATCGGGAAGGCTTTACAAAGCGCCAACTGCTTTGCTATGATTTCTTCTTTACGGACTTTTAAAAGGTCTTTTAATTCAACGCTTTCAAAATAAAACTGAACATTTGTGGCGCCAGGGTTGATACAAATTTCAACCTCGTACTTTTCTTTTGGCTGTCCCTTATATATAGGGGTGTTAAGCTTAAAAGTTAACGGCACCTGGGTGTTTACTGTACGATTAAACACAGCATTGAAGTTCCCGCGATTGTCGTCTTCTTTGTGAATGTTCAGGAATATATCAGCTTTGAACTTTTGAAAGGCCAATAACAGGTTTTGTTGCTCTTTTTCATCGGCAAAAAGGAACCGGTTAAACTTAATCAACTTTATCAGTTCTTCGCGGCTGTACATATCCCCGCTGTTAACTTCGAATATTTCAAGCTCTGACGCTTGGCTTAATGTTCCCTTTACTTTTGCACCGTAGTAGTTTTCCGGGTCTAACAGTAGTTCAATTTCCCCTTTTTCAACATCTACCAGTATTACGGCAATGTTGGCATCTACATGCTGCAGCCCGTGCAGGTCAGCTTTTTTTACCTCATTTTCGTTCAGTTCGCCGTTTTCATCTAAAGCCAGGTTAACAATTCGCTTATCAATAAAGCGCCCAACGCTTTCTATGTCACCTGAAAGGTTTACTACCTGCGGTTCTCTTATTACTTCCGCGGAGCCGGTACGGTAAACAATGTCAGGGTATTTGCCTTCACTGTCAGGCGAAAGGTTCATTAATAATTTGTCGTCCATGTGTAAAAATTGAATAGGTAAAAATTGTTATTGGTTTATGGCGGCTCATTGCTCGCCTTATTGATTTACTGCCCGTGCACCGTCCATTATGAACATGCGGCCCTGCTTTTCATTGGGTAACAGCCTGCGGGTTTCTATAATTTCCCCGGTTTCGTCTACCAGTTCCATCATACCGCTTTCATAGTTCGGCAGCTTGTAAACCGTTCCTGTTACCTCTCTGTGCTTCGTGCGTATCGCCTTAAGCGCCTCTTTCTTTTCCTCAATAAGCGGGGACATTGCGTCCTTATAAACCCGCTTTGCTTCGTTCAGAACTTCCGTTAACCGCGCCTGCTCAATGTCAATAGTGGCGTTACTATCCTTCAAATCCGTTATTTCCTCTGCTGTAAGCTGCCGGGTATATGTTTTCTTTTCCCACCCGTCGGAATTGTCTTCCAATATCTGCCGTATCTCGTCCGGCGTATGTTCGCCGTTCGCAAGAAAGTGTTTCATGTATTTAGTTTTTAAGTTGTGAATACAGGTAATCAATCTTTGCAGCCATAGCGTTAATAACGCCCATTATTTCGGCATTAAGGGCTACAGGGTATTGACCGGGGGGATAATTGGGAATAGCGTTGCCAAAAGCATCAGCAGTGAAAAAAGGTCCGTGGTTGTGTGGGTAAGGATGCACGTTAGGCAAAAGCAATTCTTTTACTGACAGCATTCTACCATCTAACGGTATTTCTTCAACAACGTGCGGCGTAACATCTTTAATTCCATCCGTTTGAAATGAGCCAGGCAAGTCAAGCTGAACTGCTGGGCCATTAAGCTTTGCCGCCTTTGCCTTTGTATTTTGGTTGTTTACTTGTTGGTATTCCTTCAGTGAAGCGTAAACTTCCGCTGCCAAAGCTTCGCAAGGCTCTTGTTTTTTCCATTTATAAACAGCGGTGGCATTTTCTTCGTATGCTCCTACCCTTTCAATAACCCCGGTTCTTTTGATAATAGTGCCAAAGGATGAAGTGATATTGAGCATACTAATTACCGCACTTAAGGAAAACGCCTTTTCGGATTTGCATTTGGTATATACAACGCTCAACGCTGTAGCTACTTTTGTTTTTAAGTCTTGTTTCATGGTGGTTATATGTGTTTATTGGGTGAATGCTTTGGGGTTATTACAAGGTCCCGAAACAAGGCAGCGAAGACAGGGACAAGCAGGCAGGCAACGTAAGCAATTGCAAAGCTGGCAATAACTGCTATTGGTAGCCATAAAGGAGCGAAGGCCATAACCCAGGTTAACGCAACGGCTTGCGCTGAAGCCAGGTATAGTACTAAAAGGGTAAACGTCATACCGGCGATGAATGAACATAATAAAAGAATGTGGCTCTTTTGCATCGTTGTAGTTTTTATGTGTGGTTTAAAATGGCAAGTCCTCAACATCGCCCGTTATATCGCCCGTGCTTTGTTGCGTTGCGGCCGCGGGCTGGTTGCTGGCGGCGCTTTCATTATTTTTTGGGGAGCCGCAAAGGGTTATGTTAGACACTTTCAGTGCAAAACAGGTACTTTGCCTGCCGTTGCTTTCATAAGTCTTAATAGAAGGAATGCCGTCAACGTAAACCTGTTGCCCCTTTAGAAGATAGTCGGCTATACGTAGTTTTTGCGTCCAGTATGCGCAGCTTATCCAAGTAGTTTCATTGACTTTTACACCCTGGGCGTTTGTGTAGCTGTGCGTGTGCGCTATATTGAAGTTTATAACTGATTGACCGTTTACATTGTTAATTATGGCATCCTTACCAAGATTGCCAATAGCAGACATTTTAAGCATGTATAAAAAGAATTGAGAAGTTTAAAAAAGCCCCGGCTTTACGCCGGGGTTGTGCTGGGGATTATGTGCCAAAGAACTACACCCGGTTTTGATGGGACCGGCAACCCTGGCCTTTCACGGGGGTGTAATCATGTGAGGTTCGTTAGGGCACAAGGAAACTTTACGCCCTTTGCGTCCTGAACTATTGCGACATTGTGAAAAACCGAAACAACAGTAATTTTGTCGCCCGCCTTGCCGTACACGTTTTTCTTAACGCCTACAACATCAGCCAGTAAATATTTTGTACTACCCTTTTCCATAGCCAACGTCTGTTCTTTCAGCTTCAGACATTGGGCCTACTACGCGGGCATAAGATTGTTGAGCATTGAAATAACCGCCGTAAAGCGCTCTTTTCGGCAACGGCTTATAGTGTGGGTGTAAGGGGAAAGGATTAGGAAGCTTTTGAAGTGCTGGCAAGATTTCGTGCTTAATCATTTCCGTGAAGTATTCCGTGCGTTGGGCTGCGTCAGCCGGGAGTATTACATTATAGTCTCTGTACCATTTTACCAGTGCGCCGAATTGCTCGGCGCATAAAAGCGTTTTATCTTCTTTGGGTACAAGCTTTAGCTTGAATTTCTCAATAAGGTGCAGGCTTTTTACCAGGTTGAAAAACGCGTGGGCTGCACCGGTATTGACGAACAATGAAACCATGTAGAAATTGTTTTCATCTACTAAATGTAGCTTCATTATTTCGCCGTATTGGGACGGCTTAAAAGTGATGTTTACTAAGTGTGCTTCGATTTCTGTGAAGCTGTAAACTTTCTCATTGGCATGCGTTGGCCTTTCGCTGAAACTTCCATGTTTCAGGTTTAGGAAAAATTTTTGCGACATTGGTTATATGCTTTTATTGGGATTGCTGAATTGAAGGGCGGTGTAGAAACAGCCGCCCGTTGTGAACTGCTTATCAATACTAATAACGTTATCTATTTTTTTGCGGGGCGGCTCTTATACATCGCGTATGCTAAACTCAATATCATTGCCACTGCGATTATTGCAAGCACTACCGTTCCGGCTGTTTGTTCTGTGTAGATTAGTTTCATGATTTGGTTGTTTTTATAGATTTAGAAATTGATTGCTCATTTCAAAAGGAAGTGCGTAAAGGCTTCGCGCTTACGTTGCTTCAGGGTCTTTTTTTTAGGGTTAACCAGGTTTGAAGATTCGCCCCCGGTTAACCTTCTTTCCGCTTCCTTTAAAACGGATATGCCTTTATTATTGAGGAACGGCGCAAAAGAGTTTCGCATCTCTCTTATTTCTGCTATCAGTTCCGTATTGGTTAACTGGTCTATCATACCCGTATAGCATTTATTTCTGCTGTACGTTCATTTATGCGGGTGCCCAAAAATTTCAAAAGCTTGTTGGCAGTTGTGAGGCTCCTTATGTCACCGTTTATGTACCTGCTTATAGTGGCCCGCGTAGTTTGCAAGTGGTCAATAGCGGCCTTTCTGTCTTCAGCGGAAATGTTCACCCGCATTTCTGCGAAAGCGCTTTTATACATTTCCCTTTGTGGCCCTATCTTGTTCAT